CCTTAAACGTCCTACAAATTTTGAAAACTTAAGTTCATCTCTTAATATCTCTGATGATCTACCTAAATTAAATCCACCATCTGCAGCAATTCTTGATTCTGGAACTCCGAGTGCACGATATAATTTTTTCTGGAAATATTCAATATCAGATAATTCACCTAAGTTCTGTCCACCAGGTAATGTTGTAATTTCAGTTCCTCTTCCACCTTCTCTTCTTGGTAACCAGAAATCTTCCATCATAGACATGAACTTACGATCATCTCTAACTTCACCAGTATTTGCATCATAGACAAGTTTATTTCTATAACGACCCATAACTTCACGAAGATATTGCTCTGCTTTTATCTTAGGAAGATTACCAACATCAATATAGAATATTCTTCTTTCTGGTGCTCTTGATAATCTGTAGATAACCAAACTATCTTCAATCATTCTTAACTGATTAAGAGCCTTGATTGCTTTATGCAGATATGAAAGAACTAAACCTTTATTTCTATCTACTAATCCAGAGGTAACATAAGTGATTGAATCTTTTGCAATTTTTACTCCCTTTGTTCCACCGCCACCAGCCATTGCTTGTGATGGATAGTGTGGTTGTGGAGTATATACAAAATACTCTTCAATCTCAGGTGCTACTACTTTTGTTTCGTTCTGATTATTGTTTAATGCGTTAAGTCTTTCTGCTTTACTTTTCTTCTTTTCTTGACGAACATATCGCATCTTCATAGGATCAATATATCTTAAATCCTTTATTCCTTCTTCTGGTTTTTTCTGGTCAATTACCTTCATATAGTACAATCTACCATCAATATACCAGTTTCTGAGTATTTCATGCGATTTTTTATCAAAATCCATGATATCTTTGATGTTTTTAAATTCGTCTCTTATTACCTTCTTTAACTTATCACTTGCGTTTAAATTTGATAATTCAATTTGAATAGGTGTATCATAGAGGTCACTAACTATTGCTTCATTAATAACATCTTCAATTGCTCCATCACATTCTGGATGTAGAGCCATTTCTCTATATCTTTTTATTAAATCAAATTCACTTCTATAGACACCTTCGATATCTACGTATGAACCATAAAAAGAACTAGCAATAAAATTATCATTCCCGTCCTCATTGTTTTGAGGAACGGGAGAGATAACCGAAGGAGAATCTTTCTTCTTCGGGTCAATAGAGAAACCAAATAATCTGGCCATAATATTAGTTGCGTACGTGTTTTTATTATTTATCTGATATCTTCACCGCCAGCCGCAGGAGAAGTACCTTTATAAGCTTCCCACCAGTGGACTTGCATTTCGACAGTAAATTCTTCTAGAGTATCAGTTGTTTCGTAACTTAGATCAATTGAAGATAAGTTAGTTGGCCAAATATCCCAGAATTTGTATGATCTTAAGATACCACCGTCACGATCTAATTGATGTACGATTGCATCTTTTTGATAATCTTCTGGATTTTGTGCACCTGTTGCATCTTCCATACTGTTAATAACATTCATCCACTTCTCAAAAGCAGAACGAATAACAAAATCTGTATCGTTAAGAACAGTGATTGTCCATGTTTCGAATGTTCTATCTCCTGCAATTTTAAGTATCCTTCCTCGGAATGGAACTTCAACTGGAGTAACAGTTGATGCAGGTAGTGCTGCAGCCTTAACTAAAAATCTGGACTTTTGGAGAACATCATTTTCTATTGCGACTGCTGTAGGAAATGCTAGTTCAACCTCAAAGAGATTCGGTCTAGCTCCACCACCAGTTAACTTACTTTTAAAGTCACTGATCTTCCTTAGTGGAATGTTATTGACTTGAACGCGGCTTGGCATTGTTCGTTGACCTCTTAATTAATTAAACTTTACCGATGACTTCATCAAAACTAACACCAGTTCTAGTAGCAACAAAGGTTAGACCGATGAAGTTGATAGAACGTGCTGGCTTAATGTATATATCTGCAACGAATTCGTTTGCATCAATAATAGCAGCAGTATTATTAGTTTCGTCACAAATGACGACATAATCTTGGATTCCTCTCTTCGCTTGAACATCACGAAGGAAAGGTTCAACAATATTTACAAAGTTAGTCCTTGTAATTTCATCGTTGAATTCAAAGAGTTGATCCTTAGCAGCAGCAGAAATTGCATCTTCTAAGAAGATAAACAAACGACGAACGTTAATTCTATCGAATGCTGATGCTTTAGCATATCCAGTCTTATCACCAAATAATAGGATTCCAGATCCAGGTGAGAAGATTACTGGGTTGATTCTTGAAGAATAAAGACGATCTCTTTGTTCTTTGTTTGGATTATATGCTAACTTAACAGCATTAAGTATAGCACCTCTTGCTGTTCCTGCAGGTGAGAACCAAGGGAACTGATTAATATCAGTTCTTGCACAAAGTCCACCAATGTCTCCATTAAGAGGAACATATCTAAATCCATTTGAGAATCTATCAAACATATACTTGTATCCACTATCGAATACAGCATATGAAGTTGAAGTTATCGGATCGAAGAAATTAATTACATTTTCAGTAATATCAGCATCACTTAAAACAGTTGGTGCTTCCTGATCTGTAGTATCAGTTATCATTGATCCTCTGTAAGGAGAGATAAATGCAATTGCATCTTTTCTCGCTTCAGCAACTTGAATTAGTTTAGTAGCAAGTGCTCTTGTTTGCTCTTCACCACCTTGTGCAGATCCTTGAAGTAAGAAGTCTACATCAACTGCGGTATCATTTTCAAAGAGTCCGTAACCAGAAATTATATCATCTAATCCTGAGTTAAGAGCTCCAGTTGCATTGATGTCTGTGGAATTACCATAGTTTTTACCACCAGCAAGTACACCATTCATTGTTCCGATTGTGTCGAAGATGATTCCTTCACCATCTTGATCCCAACCAGTATCAGCAGCGAGTGTAAAGTTATTACTAAATCCTGTAGTTACAACTCCTACTGGTGCACTACCTCCAAAGAGATATTCTGAATTAGTTTCTAAGTACTTTCTCCAGTATTGTGCTGATCCAACAGAAAATTCTGCATCTTTTGCTTTTGATAAGTTAAGATGTTTCTCAAGAATTGTTCCTGCGTTTCCTGTTACAGTTCCTTTTGCGTCAATGACTACAAGATGAACTTCATCAAATCTTCCACCTCTGTTAGCTACATACTCAGATGTGCCTGGTCTTTCAGTAACAGTATTCCATTTTACTGTGGTTACTGTTTCAGTTCCACCAACAGTTGCAGTTGTTAATGCAAGTTCCTGCTGATCAAACCAATCTTTAGTAAGACTTACAGTAGGTGTTGCTTGTGAAACTCCTGAGTTGTTCACTATAGTAACACTACCAGTATTAAACTTGTAAATGTTATTATAATCCCAAGCAGTTTCTGTTCCAGCAGATGATACATGTGATATGAATTTAACATCAACTGTTAATCCAGAAACACCAGTAACTATTCCCTTGAACATTCCGTCAAGTTCCATAGTTGTTCCAGCACCAACTCCAGTTTTAGAAACCACTGTTCCTGAAGGTACAGTTTGAGTAATTCCGTAACCAATGTTAATACTACCTACACTATTAACTGTAAGTGTTTGATCTGCTTTACCGTCAATTATTCCAATCCTAATTCCGTTTGACCAAGTACCAGGATTTTTAGCAGCAACGGTAACGTTTGTAATTGTATTTACATCGTATCCTAATTCTTCGTAATGATCAAGACTCTTGATCTTTGTACTTGTAGCAGCACCAACAAATCCATTATACAAACCTGCATCGTCAGCTCTGACTACATTAAGTATTCCACCATAAGCCAAATATGATGATGCGGTTAACCATGTTTCATACTGTTTGTCAGTACTATATGGTTTTCCAAAAGTGTTAAGTAAATCGTTCTCCGTATTTACAAGAGTTGGAGTTCCGACAGGGCCCTGTGCAAAAGGCCCTACAATTCCACCTATCTTATCTGTTGTGGGGTCGATTCTTCCTAGTGTTAGATCAACTTCCCTTACCAAAATACCAGGAGATGCTAGATTCAGTGGCATCTTTAATTCCTCTCTCAGTCCAAATTTATTCTAGAAATATTTATAGATTTATCTTTTTACATGTAGTCCCACATGTATGAACGGTCTCCATATTCATCAGTATGCCATCTATCACCATCCTTATCAACGAAACTATCCATGTCTTCAAAACCATCAGAAATGAATCCAAATGGAGCCATATCTTGTTCTATTTGATTCTTTTGTTCGTCATAAATCCTCTTACGAACATCCTGATCAGACATTTCTTTGAAGTAATCTTGACATACTAACCATGAAAATATTACTAAGCACATTGCTAAATCATCATTAGATCCTTCTTCTGCTTCAAATGAATTTCCTTTTTGAGAAAATGTAGTTAGTTCTGATATGATTTCATAATCACAAGTTAAAAGTTTATCATCCTCCAATAAGGTTTTAAGATTTGAACAACCTAATTTTTTAACGGCTGCCGTCATTCTTACCCCAAGTTGTGTCTTTTTCCCTGAAAATCCTTGACCTACAATTTGACCATTTCTTCCTCTCATTGTAGCCATTAAGAGATTATCATACTCCAAATCATATTGCATAATACTTGCAACTTGATCTCCTATATCATTTACTTCTATTAAAACAAATGCCTGATTATACCCTATTGCAATATTATGGATAATATTAGGAAATAGCATAGGTTTAATTTCATTATTTCTATATTTTGCAACTACCTTATACGGGAACTCTGTAGTATCAAAAACTATGAATGCCGAATAATCATTACCAAGTCCTCTAGCTACATCAACTGTGACTATGTAATTATGATCTTTAACTGGTTCCTCATAGATATCTAAACCAGCATTTCTATTAATAGGATCTTCAAATACAAGATTTTTTAACTTTGCTGCACTAATAAGAGTATTAACAGAACCTAAAAATTCACATTCAAACTCAATTTTAAATTGTTGTTCTGACGTATTTGCAATAGTTTGTTCTTTCCATTCAGCATCTCTACCAGGAACTTCAGACCAATGTACTTCGGTAGGAACATACTCACTTTGACCCTTTTCTGAATTATGCCACATACGGTAAAAGTGATTCATACCTCTTGGGGTAGAAACAATAATTACTTTAGTACTTTGTCCAGACGTAATAGTAGGATAAACAGAGGCAAAGAAGTCGTCAGCAATGTGATTTGGGATAAACGCGAACTCGTCAAGAAAGATGACATTATAGGATCCACCACGGACAGCAGATGAAGACGTAGAGTTTGATGATATTTTTGATCCATTTTCTAATTCTAAGGAACCTTTGTTCCAACTAATTATACCTTGCTGCATCCATGAAGGTAAATTTTCATATGCAAGTTGTAATCTACCGAGTAAATCTCTAGCAGTTGATGCTTTGTTTGCAAGTATTGCAATATTTACATTATCATTAAAAACTGCATAATGCAATAGATACGAAACACATGTTGTAGATTTACCAGTCTGTCGAGGCATTTTACAGATGTTAAATCTATGTTTATGGAAATTGTGAATTAATTTTTCCTGAAAATCGTACATATCAAAAGGAACTAGTCCTTTATCAAGAGATACGATTTGAATATAATTTCTTGCAAAGTAAACAGGATCTTCTTTACATTTTAAAAATTCTATTACTTGCTCCTCTGTAAATTCGTGAGGAGTATTGGCCCGTTTTAGATTCGGGTTACCAAGATATACATCACTAGTAGGCATAATCTAATCCTGTTGGTTATTATCTAATGATCTTATATTTCTCTCTTTCATCTGTTGTTGTACCTGAACTGGGCCAATGATGTCTATAAATTCCATGAAAGATTTGCCATCTTTATCTTCGATGGTAATTTTTTCTTGATAATTTTTCCAGTCCATTTACTTGGTTTCTTTATTATTATTTAGAAACTGTTGTTTCAACATCTTTGAAAGGTCTGATGTAGAACCTACAAAAACAGCGTTGTTAGTAACATTAGTTGTATTTTTAACAGTCTCTTCATCAACCTCTTTAACCTTTTTCTGTAAATCTAATAATTTATCAGTGGTATCTGCAACTGATTTAATAATTTGTCCTGCAACCTCATATGCTCTTGCACTACCTTGTTCCTCAGCAACTTCCATAATACCATTAAGTGCTTCTTGACCTTTTTCAATTAATGAATAAAGATTTCCTCTGGTATATTCATAATCTTTACGCACCTCAGTTTTACCGTCATTTTTGGTTATTTTATTTTCAGACACGGTACTAACCTCAATCTCACTAGTGGTATTGAGTGCTTCATCTATAGGATCGAAATTTTTACTCATTAGATGTCCTCTTTCCTAACTGGACTATAAGTTCTACCATCACCCAAAAATTCCCAATTCTCATCAAATCCAAAGTCATCAGCAGGGCCTGCATCTGCGGGATCAGGTGTTACTGTGTATCTCATTTCACGTTTTACTTTTTGAATATCAGTATCTGCATAAAGATCTGTTTGAACTTTTTTGATAAGTCCTTCTGAAGTATCTGCGATTGGGCCAAAGAGATAAGTTTTTGCGGTAAAATTTAATGTATATATTAAAGCTCTTCTTGTACTAAAGTCTCCTTCATAGTCATCTTGGAAAGAAACGTTATCTAAAACTAAAGGAATATCTCTTTTTTCTCCTATAGATTTTACTAAATCAACTGTTAATGTAAATGCTGGTTGGAAGTATGGAAGTATTTGTTCAACAATCTGCAACGCATCATCATTTAATTTTGTCCATATACTTAATTCAAATCCAATATTATAAGGAACAGGCATATAAACCTTCTTTATATTAGTTCCATCAGAAGTTTTAAATGTCTGTGTAACACCTGCTTTTCTAGTAGGATCATAAGAAATGGTATTCATTTCAAATGACATTCTTGGTAATGTTGTAGCAACTGGTTTGTTTAAATCTGCCTGTTGTTCTAATCTAGCAAGAAATTTTTGAGCAGGGCCATATGATAATGGTACTTTAAAGTCACTATAATCTGAACCATCTTGAGTTTGATGTTTAATAACAAGGTTATTAAAGACTGTACCAAAAGATATTATGGTTTTTCTAATTATTTCGTGATAATAATAAGTTCCTAACATTATACTTGTCCAAATGGGTTTGTTTC